TAACTATGCTGACTTTGCCACTAAGATTGTTGAATTGCCCGTGGAAATACACAACAAGCAGAACAATATGATGACATGGTATATTGACCAAATGAAACACTCAGGCCTATTTTGGGATACCAAACTGTGTAGACAGGCCTGCGATCTTGCCCAACAGGTGATCAACAACTCCTACGGACACTACTCAAAGATTGAAGTGTTTGAAGATCTTTTCAAGGACCAGTAATGTTTAAAAAAGACTTTGATCCACTTAAGGATCTAGAAAACCTAGCCAAAAATCAAGATATCATGAATAAGAACATGTTAGAGATTGCCAAGGCTTTGAACGAACGCAGTGAAGCAATCATCCAGATGGCCAAGACAATAAACCTAATGGATGTTACAATAAGAGACCTTCACAAGAGAATACAACTATTAGAGGTAGTAAGACAATATGAAACAACCATCAACCAAGAACAAAATTAAAGTAGTCATGCTGGGCAACAAGACAGCCGAAATGAAGTTTAGCGACAACACACAGGCCAAAGAGTTCTTTGAACAACTACGCAACACTGGTGTGCTAGCCGGAGAGGCTATCAAGTCAGTTGAGTTGATATGAAGTTTCTAACCAACTCAACTTGAACTATGCTCAGTCAACTGATCAGGTCAAACAGTTGAAGAAGTTGTATTCTTTGAACAAGCAGGACGCAGTTAAGGCCGCTTGGCATGAATTGGATTTGTTTATTAACATGCTTCTACATCTTGAGGATCACATATACAACTATGAAGATCCACGTAGAAGCCTAATGAAGATTGAAGAATGACAGGATTTCCAATGGATCAGGTAGTTGAACGAGGCATTGACCTATACAAGTTCGACTGGAATGATTGGACTTATGATCCGCACTTTGACATTGTCCTAGTCCGTGAGAATAGCCCAATAGAAACATGGTTGACCTTGGCACTTAGTAAATAATCGTGCTAGTATTATATAGAAACAAAAACCCAATCTTGTTGTCATGACTTTTCTCCGGGTTTTATTGGACGCTGTCGTTGGCGTCCATTTTTTTGGACAAATGTTGTAAAAATGCGACAGACAAAACTGGTAAAATGCCGTATAATTTACACATACACTAACACACACTGGAGTTGATATGCTGAAAATTGTTGCTTTCTTTGTTGCTTGTTTCATTGTTACCCAAGTATTTCCGTCCAAAACTTACCCACGCATCGATGACGGCCCTGCTGTTACCACTTCAACTAGCAGATATGATTGCTGGAATGACCCTAGCACTAACCTTAACGCAGTTCTCTACAAAGAGAAATATCCACAGTTGAGCATTAATTCTATCAAAGGTGTGCTCTGTAAGTAAGGATCCAAAATGAAAAAACTTTTGATTATTGCGGTTTTGTTTACTGCTCAAGCACACGCAGAAAAGATTATTAAATTTTCAGATGCCTCTGAATGTGTTACAGCCAGTTTTCAACTAAAAAGCCAAGGTTATAAATCTATAGATAATGTTGTATTTGTAGATATCAACAGAATGTTTTCTAAAATGGATACAGTCCAAAATGGAAAATATTTTGTTAAATTAAAATGTTATGGCAACTATCAAGCCACAGTATATACGGATGAAGAATTTAAACAATTTGTAGATATTCAAAATTTCCTTGAACAAATAACTGAAAAAAAGATTAATCAACAATTAAAAGAAATTGGAGTGCTATGAAACTTATATTAGCAATACTCGCACTGAGCCTAACTGGCTGTGCCCAGTATGCCCAAATGGTAGATAATGCTGATCTATGCCATCCAAAGAATGAAGCACGTCGTGCTCAGTTAAAACTCAACTGTGGATCTGGGCCCACTACATATTATGTGCGCCCTGGATATACTGCCAACACATATATCATCCAATCACGTTGACACTAACATTGATCTACGTTATACTTGTTTTAATGTTGTAAGGGTTACAACAGAATTTAAATTTAAGTGTTACTGACCGGGGAAAAGGGATAGCAATATCCCTTTTCTTTTGGCCATAATTTAACCCGTTTAGTGCCTTTACCTTAAATAAAGGTATGGACCAACAAGATAATCCCACCTCTAAACGAAAGACACGCAAGACTGCCATTAAGGAAGTTGAGGGTGTAATAGTGGGTAGAGATAAAAAAGTAATCCCTCCTAGTGAAGTTTATAAACTCGCACAGTTAGGATGTAAGGATACTGAGATCTGCGACTGGTTTGGTATCGATGGGAATACTCTACGCTACAACTTTAGCGTGGAATTACTAAAAGGTCGAGAGTCGCTAAAGCAAAGTCTAAGACAAGCACAGATTAGATTAGCATTATCAGGTAATGCTACTATGCTCATATGGTTGGGCAAAAACTTACTTGATCAATCAGACAACCCAACTAACACTGATGCCAATACTCCTCTTCCATGGGATGATGAGATCTAATGGCACTGAGCAAACCGCAAGAAACTATTGCCAACTGTCCTACACGTTTTATTACAGTAGTAGCCGGTCGTAGATTTGGTAAGACACACTTATCTATACGTCAACTATGTTTTCATGCTAAAGACCCAGACAAAGAAGTTTGGTATGTTGCTCCTACATACAAGCAGGCCAAACAAATTGTATGGCGTAAACTCAAGAACAAACTTAATGATCTAAGATGGTCGGCTAAGGTTAATGAATCTGAATTAACAATCATCTTGAAGAACGGTAGTGTTATATCACTTAAAGGTGCTGACAATGCCGACTCACTTCGTGGTGTGGGGTTAGATTATTTGGTTATGGATGAGTTTGCGGATATTGATCCTGAAGCATGGTATGAAGTTCTACGTCCTACACTAGCAGACAAACAAGGTGGTGCTCTATTCATCGGAACTCCTAAGGGCCTGGGCAATTGGGCACATGACCTATTCAATATGCCTATGGATCAACCAGATCAATGGTCAAGTTTTCAATACACTACCATAGAAGGCGGTAATGTTAAGCCCGAAGAAATAGAAGCGGCACGTAAAGACCTTGATGAGAGAACATTCCGACAAGAGTTTATGGCCACCTTTGAAACCTATGCTGGCCGCATATACTACGCATTTGAACGAAAAAACAATGTAAAAGAATTGACTGACTATAAAACTGATGTAATCTATATTGGTATTGACTTTAACATAGATCCAATGTCAGCAGTTCTAGCAACAAGAATGGGGGATACATTGTATGTCTTTGACGAAATCCGTATGTTTTCTTCTAACACCGCCGAACTTGTGGCAGAAATACAAGCAAGGTATCCGAAGAGTAGAATCTGGGCATACCCTGACCCGGCAAGTAGACAGCGTAAGACATCAGCGGGCGGCGCTACTGACCTTACCATCCTACAAAACGCACAATTTATAGTCAAATGCCCTACAAGTCATACACCAGTTCGAGATCGTATTAATGCTGTTAATTCAAGATTATGCGATTCTACTGGGATTAGACACCTATACATACACCCTAGATGTAAATATACAATTGAGGGATTAGAGCGCCAAACTTATAAAGAAGGCACTACTCAACCAGATAAAGAATCAGGGTATGATCACCAAATGGATGCTCTAGGTTATCTTGTGGATTATATGTTCCCCGTTCGTAGAGAAGTAACCCCGCAACCACCACAACGTTGGGGCCATAGGTTAGCCACACATTAAGGATAATAAAACAATGAATAACACACTAACAAGTGATTATCAATACGTTAGCACAACAAACAAAGAATATCAAAACAATAGACCACGTTGGGAATTCTTACTTTACTCATATGTCGGCGGTGAGGAATACCGTAGACAAGGTTACCTAACACGCTATCAACTTGAAAGCAACAGTGAATATCAGCAACGCCTATTCACAACACCCTTAGACAATCACGTTCAAAGTGTTGTTCAAGTCTACACCAGTTACCTATTTCGTGAATCACCAGATCGTGAGTTTGGCGACTGGGTAATGAATCCTGATGTAGAAGCATTCTGTAAAGATGCTGACATGGATGGTCGTAGTCTAGATAGTTTTATGAAAGATGTAGCAACATGGAGTTCAGTGTTTGGACACAGTTGGATCTTAATGACCAAGCCTAACCTAGGTGCTCAGACATTGGGTGCTGAGATGGAAATGGGTGTGCGCCCTTATCTAAACCTGTTAACACCATTAACAGTAATGGACTGGACATGGACACGTCAGCCTAATGGACGCTACGAATTAACCTACTTCAAATACATTGAAGAAGTTGTTGACAAGACAACTACAATTAAAGAATGGACCAAGGACACAATCAAGACTTGGGTTATGAATGACGATAAGAAAGAAGCAGAAATCATTCTTGAAGAAGTCAATGGCTTGGGTATGATCCCAGCAGTTCTAGCCTATAATAAGCGAAGCATTGTGCGTGGTTTAGGTGTTAGTGATATTAGTGACATTGCTGATATCCAACGTTTAATCTACAACTACAACAGTGAAATTGAACAGTCGATACGCCTGGATGGTCACCCTAGCCTTGTAGTAACGCCAGACGTTCAATATGGTAGCGGTGCTGGCGCTGTTATTGTAGTCCCAGAAAACAGTGACCCTGGTCTACGTCCTTATGTATTAGAGCATGGTGGTGCTAACGTAGCAAC